AGCTGTCAAAAGCCTGTCACTGGCCGTCTTTATCAGCATAAACAGTCAGTTAGGAAAACTGAAACCGTCAACGGACGTCTCTAGTCGTCAACTCCGTTGACAGTTGGTTGACACGTCTACAGGTAGGACCCCCATGATGATAGAGATGTAAACCGGCTGATTTTGAATTCTAGTTTAAGAATGTCAGTGACGGCCTATACTACAGAAAACAAGTACTTATGTAGCCGTAAAACCGTCAACGGTCGTCTCTAGGCGTCAACGCCGTTGACAGATGGTTGACACGTCTACAGGTAGAAACAACATGATGATAGATATGAAAGCCCACGGATTTTGAAGGGTATCCGAAGCTGGTTTTGTCTGTATACGCCTAAAAGCCAGTGGATTGTAGTGCTCGAAACTGTCTTTGGTTCAGGCTCTCTTTCCTGCATTGGATGTGTACACAACGTGCATCACCAGCCACAATTAACTTTGACCTTTCTTGAAAAAATTTAATTTGACATCTTCTGGAAGAATATAGACACCTAAAAGCAGATGATCTATTACATCAAATGCTAACATAAGCTGAGCTTTACTATGTGCCTGCATCTCATGCACAGACGCGTTACCCATATTTCGCAAACTATGTAATATGCCAGCACCATCTTGAGTCAAAACTCCTTGACCCACCATGAAATCGATCTTTTCCTTCAAATTTTTGCCTTCTGCCCCCTGGTCCTGACAAACTGTTTCAACTATCGCTCTTATTCCCACACCCGCAAGAATCCTAGCATCGTAATTTAAGCATTTTAGAGATTCCCTATAAACTCTCTCAATGCTTATTGGAAGATCGCCGACACGCCTCATTACTGGGCGGCTATTACGAGGATCGGGGTATAGGTCTACTGTTTTGACATACTCCTCTTCAAACCCCCAAGGGGTCTCGTAATGCACCATATCTTCAGAATTTTCGTGTGTACGCCTAAATATTATATTTTCACATCCTTGACACTGAATTATCTGATAATCATTATCACACCCATAAATTAAGTACCCCCCATCCTCCTCTATGTACTTTTCCTCGATACTCGCCAATATTTTTTGTCTGGTTTCCCTTCCACATCTTGGGCATTTTTCCTGGATGACTTTCTCAATCTCACTATCTTTTTTAAACGTGCGCTCCTTCATCCACCCCTCCACTAATTAAAAACCGTCTCTGCTAAGCGACAATTGACAGCCATGGAAATAGCTATTTTTTAATTACTTCTGAAGTCGTATCGAGCTACACCCCACTCTTTCTCTCGTATAAATTCTTAAAATACTCTTCGGCATAATTTGGTTCGATATACTCGGACTTTTTGGGGCTCATGGACAGTCGCAAAGACCTCCAAAAACTGTTCCCAAACCCCCTGACAATTCTCCACCTAGCAAAAATATAAGCCTTACCTTTGGGCAAATGTTTTGTTTCTAGAATACCAGTTGTCTTGGAACACCCATCGTCTGAAACAAAGCATGCAAAAGCATGACTTTCCAAGCTCACGACAGCGAAAGAGTTTACTTTCATTTTCAACCAAACCAACTTGCAAGACAGCACTCCACTCTTTAACACTCCGCACAAGACTTTTTTCTTTTCAATTAAAAATATTTTTTCCAAATTGCATAAAGTGGACTCTACAATATCCACCACTGCCTCGCCCTCCCTGTCTCTACGGTCTAAAATCTTAAGAGCCATATAATCTGAACCCCTCAAATCTCTAACATATTTTCGCCCTTCCTTTGAACCAAAATCAAGCTCTCTAAAGCGAACTCCGCTATTAGAATTCCAAACAGCATCCAAAATGTTCCAGCTTGATTCAAACAGCCTCGATAACGCCAGTATCTTCTTTGCAGAGAAACCCGCCCCAGGTTTTTCACAATATGTCAAAAAAGCCAGACAGTCTCTCAATTCCCCATCGTGATCGCGCACTCTCTCAAGAAGATTTTTTTTGTTCCTGAGGTAGTCTCTATCTCCTCTTGAGATGCTATTAGAAATCATTTGATCAGAGTCAACAATGCTTACATTCCACCTATAACTCAACCTAAAAGACCTAATAGACCTAACAGCCCTCTCAGAAACAAAAAAATTATCCCTTAAAGCCTCGCTAAGCTCTTTCTTTAAATGCTGCTTCTTCCATATAGACACTCCTCTATATGCAACCAAAACAGCCATAATAGTAGCAACCCCCGCTATCGAGCTTATAAGCTCAGAATTCTCTTTAAGCCAATTAACAGTACTTGCCATCACATCCAGTATAACCAAAGACATTTCCCCTTTTAAAAACACCCATCTCACACGCCCCTTATTCTCAGTACTAACCCTTGGCTACTCGCCTCGTAGCTAGGTACCCATACCTGTCTTCCTGACAATCTCGCGCTCTCGCTCATCGCGTGCGCTTCTTGAAACCCCTAAAAAAGCGTTTACTTATCTTCGCCTCTATAATAATCCACGTGAACGAGAGCACAAGCACTCCCCCGACAAATAGAAAGAACTTCCCATACAGGTCGTGCATCAGCTCTTCAGGCATGAACGCCCCCCTCTGCTGGCTTCCACAGATTTATTCAACTACATCAATTGTCGTCTGTAGATCCTTGAGAAATTGAGCATCTACGTGCTCTATCTCCCTTACCCACCCCTCACACGTTCCCTGATCCCCGATACCAGCGCTCGACTACTCGCCGCGCGACTCGGTATCCGTTCCGGTCGGCTTCAGCCGATCTCGTGTTCTCTCTATCTCAGGTGTCGACTGTCCGTCCCCATCTTCAAGCGGGATCTCATTCAGCCATTTCGCGAACCGCGGGTAAGCCTTCTGTACAGCTCTCAGCGTCTCAATGGAGCACTTCATCCGGCCCAGTTCGGTGCTGTGGATGGTGTGAACGCTTATGCCCGTTTTATCAGCGAACTGCGGCCTGCTTAGATCAAAAAGTTCTCTGATCTCACGAATTTTCTTCCCTTCGTCCATTGCGGGTACGATCCTACACGGGTAGCATCTTACTCACTGAGTAGGATTCTACCTATTGGTTAATAGCACACCAAAAAGCCTATCACAGACCAACAAAGGCGGCTTACGACAATGGAACCCAGCAAATCGCCCCAGGTCCCGGCCATCGTGCCCCTGATGACCAAAGAGCGCTTCGCGGACCTCTCTGGCTTGTCTCTCGACACCATTGAAGGCCACCTGCGCCGTGGTTACCTGCCCTCCTACAAGCTGGGCCGCCACCGCATGATCAACATCGCCCTACTCCAGGCCGAGCTGCTGGAAGGGGATGACTTCTCATGATCCAGGTCACGTTCGCCCAGCTCATGCCGGACCAGCCGGACCACGGCACTGGCTTTTATCTGGATGGCCGCTACGCGGGCTATATCGGGGAGTACGCAGACGAGAGCCACGCTATCTGCCACTTCGTCTACTTCCATCGTTCGTTCTGGCTTCCTACTCGTCTTCGCGAGGCTCGCGGCTATGTCCCCGTCGCTGATCGATCCGCTGCCCTACGTCTTGTGTCTCGGCTTGCTCTACGTCTGGCTTACCGGCAACTGAGGTCTCGCGCACGGACCATCGTCAACTCGCCCTGCGCCAGCTCCTTCTATCAGCGTGTGCTGGACGACACCGATTTTCAGCGCACGTTGGCCCGCGTGCTGATCGACCAGCGCACCTGGAATGACCCCAGCCAGGGCAACGGCGCCCGCGATCTCGCGTTCACTCCTGAATGCGCATCGCCTGAGCCCGTGCCCGCTGCGCGTCCCGCCAAGCGCGTCTTCAACGTCTACCCGGCGTTGACCTTCAACCTCTTGCACTACACCGACGGCAGCTATCGCCGCGTCACTGCCGCCGACATTCAGGCCGGGGCCGACCCGTGCCCCGCCGATACCGCGTTCCCCTTCGCCCAGGGTGCCGCTGCTGCTTCCCCCGCCTCGCAGCCAGACGACATCCCCTGGGCGCTTTTTATTCCCCCGACCGTGGTGCCTCTCGTGCCCGGTCATCGCCACGCAGTCCCCACCACGAGGAACACCCAATGACCACGACCAAGAAACAGCCCGTTCGTGTGTTCCTGGATCAGAGCGACCACTCCCGGTTTCTCGTCCAGGCTGGCACCAACCGCCTGACCCCTTCCGCCCTGGGCGAACGGCTCATGCAGTACGGCCTGAGCCTTCTCGAAAGCGGTGACCGCTCGCCGTTGGCAGGCACCACCAACCCGGCCCGCCCGGACGCCGGGGCCTAAGTCATGTGGCTGCCTGCCCGTCACCCGTCGCCCATCGGTCGCGCGGCTCCCCGAGTCGGCAACGGCCCCGCTGTCACACCAAGCGCAGCGCCGGTTGACAGCGGGGTCGGGGTCGACTGCCGTGCGACTCGATCGATGGGCACGGTGGCGGCGCAGGTAGCAGCCTGCCCGGAGCCCCGAGCCTTGAGGGAGCGGGCCCAGCGGTGTCTCCAAGGCCGCGACTACGGCCACGCCGCCCTGCTCTACGCCCAGGCGGAACACCTAACCCGCATGCACGACCCCGACGCGACCGACTTAACGGAACTCGCCTTACTCGCGCACCACTGCCACCTCCTGGCTATCCGATACCCACGCTGAAGGAACCTCACCATGTCCATGATCAACACCATCATCGCCCGCGTTTCCGGTGCTTCCCGCTACGAATTCGATGGCCGCAAGGGCGGCAAGCTCAGCGTCATCAACGAAGTCGACGCCGACAACGACGATCAAGTCGGGATGCAGTGCTCCGACATGTCCGCCGACTTCTCCATCGTCGAACAGATTCGTAACGCCGGGGTCGAGCTGCCATGCAACCTCGAACTCGATATCGAGCTGCGCATGGTGCGCGCTGGCCAGAACCGGCAGCAAACCACCTCGATGCACGTCATCGCCGTGCGCCGCCCCAAGGGCACCGGGCATAGCAGCGCCGCGCCCAGCGCCAAGGCCGAAGCGCCCAAGGCATAACCATGAAAGTTCAAGTCTGCGTCGATTGGAGTGAAGAACTCGGCGAGTGTCAGCGCACTGGCTGGATCGACGCGGCCGATCTCGTCCACTCCGTGAGTGGGATGAGTGCCGAAGACGGTCTCAAGATCGCCACGGCAATTCTGGGGCTCTGGGCATTGGCCTTCGTCGCCAGAGCCATCGCTAAAGCCATAGACCTGAGGTAACGCAGACATGAAGCTGATCAAACAAGGGCAATTCCGCATCACCAAGCTGGCAGGCAAGGCGGCCGCTGTCTCCACCGCCACGCTGCTCCCCCTCGTCGCCTTCGCCAGTGACAGCGGCGGCGGCGATGCCGGCTCCTCTGCCGCATCCACCATCACCGCGGGCGCTGCCACGGTCGGTGCCGTCATGGCCGCCGTGCTCGGCGTGCTGGCCGCGATCAAGGTCGGCAAGCTCATCCGCCGCGCGCTGTAGGCTCACCGACCCGTGGTTTACCTGGAGGCCCATCGACTCGGTGGGCCTTTTTGCGACTGCTCATGGAGATCAGGGGAATGAACCATGCTCGATTTCAGCGATGGCAGTTTGGTCATTATTGCCTTCTTGGGCTGTGCCTGGCTCTTGTTTCACCACTGACCTTGGCCGCCAACCCGTCGTCATTACGCACCACGGTCGACTCGATTCGCGCCCGATCCGGCCCGACCCTGGATAGCCTTGTGGTCGCGACGGAACAAAAGACCCGCGGCTTACCGGGTGGCCGCGTGCTGTATTCGTCGACCGAAACCGTGGTCAAGAAATCGGTCTTCCGCAAAGCCGGGGGGATTCTGCTCAAACGCGCTGTGCCGGGGCTGGGGGCGCTCTATACCGCCTATGAGCTAGCGGGGCTTGTCTTCGATGAAGATACTGGCCAAGTCATGATGCCGGGTGAGAAGTCCGCCATTGAACTCCCACCGAACTATGCCCAGCTTAACCACGCCGGTAAGGGCTACACGTATTCGTGTTATTACTCAGGCTTGCATTCTGCCGCCACTGCCTTTTCCGCCGCGTCCGCTTGTGCTGATGCTTATGGGGCTTATATCGGCGACACCATGTCGCTCACGAGTGTCTTTACTCGTGATTCTGATCTGTTCTTTGCTTTCAAAGGCAAACTGTCTAGACACAATATCTATTCCGTCTCCCCGACCATCTCGGAAAGACCACCTAACACGCCCGAGACGTCCATTCCTGCTGGTGAAAATGTGCCCGTGCCGGATGACTATGACTGGAGCACGGTCGATCAGAACCTCTCCCCGGAGATCGCCCAGCAAATCTATGACGCCTCGCAGCCGGTCCCTGACTGGCAGCAGGAGATCGACGCGCTACCCAACTCGCAGACGCTCTCCACCAGCGGCAACATCCCCCCGGCGGTAGCCAAGACCGCGCTACAGACCGCCGCCAACCAGCAAGCCCAGCTTGCCGGCGAAGATAAGCCTTACCCGGATACCGCCACCGACCCCGGGCAATCCGCGAGCGATGAACTGCTCGACCAGGTCAACCAGCCGCCGCCTGACGGCGACGCCGATTTCCCACCCCAAGAGCCCCAGTGGCAAGTCGACGTCATCGACACGCTCCCCGACTACGACGTCGGCCTGGGCGCCGGCGCCTGTCCCGCCCCCGCCGTGATACCGCTGCCGCTCGGCTGGGGCAGCTTCGAACTCAACTGGCAACCGATCTGCGACTTCGCGGGCTGGATTCGTGGGGCCGTGATCGCCGTCGGTTTCATCGCCGCGCTCTATATCGTGCTCGGCGTTCGCTCCAACGCGTAGAGAGGGCAGACCTATGTGGACCATTCTCGTCTCGATCCTGACCCGCTTCGGCACCTACCTCGTCGGCTCGATGCTCATGCGCATCTCCTCGCTGGTGGTCTTCACCACCATCGGCTCGGCGATGATCTCCGGCCTCCTCAACCAGGTCTCCAGCTACCTCTCCGGGGTCGGCCAGTTTCTCTGGTTCATGGAACTCGCCGGCTTCCCTGTGGCGCTCTCCGCCATCGGCTCCGCGCTGCTGCTGCGCGCCACCATGAACGCCTGGAGCCTCAAGCCGGGCGCTGCCATCACCGGAGGTAAAGGCTAATGGCCATCCACCTCATCTCCGGTGTGCCCGGCGCGGGCAAGACGTTGCGGGCCGTCGACACCGTGCGCAAGCTGCTCAGCACCGAAGGCGGCCAGGATCGGCCCCTGTTCGGCAACGTCAACGGCCTCAAAGCACAGTCACCGATCCCCGATGAATGGATGGCCTGCCCCGATGGCGCCATCGTCCTGATCGACGAATGTCAGCAGCGCTGGCGCCGCTACCGCAACACCGGCTCGCCGCCCCCGGAGATCGCCGCGCTCGAGACCCACCGGCATCGCGGTATCGACTTCATCCTCACCTGTCAGAACCCGCAGCAGCTCACCGGTGACGTGCGCGCGCTCGTCGACGTTCACGAACACCTCATGCGCAAGGGCGGCTTGCAGGGCGCCGTCGTCAGTCGCTGGGAAGGGCAGTGCCACCTATCGCCCGCGGCGCATCGCAAGGATGCCGACTGCGAACAGACCATCTGGCGCTACCCCAAGGAAGTCTTCGCCATGTACCAGTCGGCCTCCATGCACACGGTCAAAAAGCGCCTGCCGCGCATCCTGCTCGTCGCCCCGTTCGTCTTCCTCGCGGCAGCGGCGGCGGTCTACTGGGCATTTGCCGGCACCGTCTCCACGCTGCTGAGCGACGCCGAAGCCGCCGACACCGACAAGTCCACCGCCGTCGTCAGCGTGAAGACGCCGACCGAGGCACCGCCCCACGCTGCGCCACCGTCTGACACCCGCGTTCTCGCGGCCGGGGGCGTGCGCATCGGAGAAGACGAATGCCGCCTCTACACCCGCGACGGGCGGCGTCTCGACGTCTCCATGCCTACCTGCCTTAACGCCATGGCCATGGGGCTACCCCAACTGGTCGAGGAGCTACACCTATGATCACGCGCACCCTCGATAGCTTTTTCGTCACCGATCGCAGTGGATCTCATAGCCTGCGCCAATCATCTGCGCGCTTCGACGCCTCTGCGATGGCCATCATCCAGACGCTGGCCATCCTCACCATGACGCTCGACCACGCCGCCATCGCCTTTCCCCTGGAGCTGGGCTTGCGAGGCACGGTAGGCCGCATGGCGCTCCCGCTGTTCTGCTTCATGGTCGCCTACAACGCCCTGCACACCCGTCGCCCCGGGCCTTACCCCTGGCGCATCCTCATCATCGCCTTGGTCGCGCAGCTACCGTTCGCCGTGCTCACCGGCCACGCGCTGCTCGCCAACATCTGTTTCACCCTGGCCGGGGCCGCCTTCCTCATCACCGGCCTCCGACTTCGGTCGGCGGGCTATCTCACCCTCGCCATGGGTCTCTGTGCGCTCACCCCGGGGGTCGAGTACGGCTTTCCCGCCTATGCGCTCGTCCTCGCCTTTGCCGCCGCCTGCTACGCCCCGCCGCTGTGGCTGTTTCCGCTCCTGGTCTGGCCGCTCATGCACTACGGCGCCACCCCAGCCGCGCTGTTCGCCGCGCTCTCCACCATCGTCATCCTGGGCGCGACGCGATCACCGATTCGCTGGGATCGACTCCCACGCTGGCTGACGCTGCCGTTTTACCCGGCGCACCTGGCAGTGCTCTGTGTCCTGTCATCGGCAGGGGCTTGACCGCGTGCGTGGAGGACCGCCCCACCGGACGGACCGCATCACGCACGCGGGCGAGACCCGCCCTGTAGCACGTCTCGCAGAATGACCAAGAAACCGCTCATAGAACGTCACTAAACGTCAGTAAGGGACATTTCAAAAATGAAGACATGGGAACGCGCGACACTCGACTCACTCGCCAGGGGCGAGATGGACTCCAAGGGCAATCTGTTCTTCAGTTCCAAGGGCCAGCGTGACCACCGCGACATCAAATTGCTCAACGCCGGCGTTGACACCGTGCGCCAGCTCTACGCAGGCAAGCCCTGCATGGCCCTGTTCGATCAAATCATCGAGGTCTACCGCGAAGGCCGGGGCGCCACCATCGACCTGTTCGACGCCACCTGGGTAGTCGGTGCCGGCACCTCGACCAGTGGCTTCCGCTACCGGCTACAGAACAACGACCTGGGCGTCATCGTCCTGTTCTACGCCCGTCACACCAAGGTCGAGGACATCGGCACACACCTCAAGATCGAGCTTTCACCCCACTTCATCCAGGAGCGGGCCACCGTCGACGTGCAAGCCTACCTGGACAGCATCGCCAAGCAGCTCCTCGCCTACGTCGAGCCCATGGGCTGTGCCGTGCACCTCGCGCTAGACGTCCAGGGCTGGCAGCCCCCCGCCGACTTCATGGACCGCTTCGTGACCCGCTCCAAGCGCATCGTCCGCAAGAACGGCATCAGCGACCTCGAGATCACCAGCGGCGAAGTCGCCACCCAATACGCCAACGGGCAAAGCTACCTGTTCGGCTCAGCCGGTGCCCTCCAATGCGCCATCTACAACAAGACCAAGGAGGCCCACTACCGCGACAAAATCCACTTCTGGGAAAGCGTCTGGGGCCGGGCATCCAGCGACGATCCCACCGTCTCCGACTACGACCCCGAGCGCGATGTCTGGCGCGTCGAGATGCGCTTTCACCAGTCCGTGCTGCGTGAGTTCGCCCAAGGCATACCCTGCAACGTCGACACCGGTGAATGCCTCGACATGGACCACGGTTTTCGGCGCTTCCTGGATGTCGTCCCCCATCTCACCGGCCTCTGGCGAACCGCCCTCAAGAGCTACCGCCTGGACCACTCCCGCGGACTCATCGACAGCGCTTGGCAGCTCCTGCAGGAAGACGCCCGGTTCTACGATCACGAACCCCACTTCTTCTACAAGCGCGCCCGCAAGGCCCCTGGGCTGGGGAATGAACGCAACGTCGCCCTGGTCGTCGGCAACCTGATTTCGCTCTACGCACGCCAAGGCTTCACCACGCAGCAAGCCATGCACTACCTCACGCAGTGCGGCGCCTGGGACGATATCGCCAACTACTACCGACGACGGGGGATAGGCTCAGGAGAGCTACGACAGCTCATCGCCCAGCGTCTCGTCGAGAGGCGATTACTTGGGAAGGCTGCCTAGTGGCGATCAAGAAAACGGCCAGCGGCTGGCAGGTCGACATACAACCTGGAGGGCGCGGGCACCGGCGCATACGCAAGACGTTTCCGACCAAGCTGGAAGCCCAACGCTTCATGACCCTCACGCTCGGCAAGGCTGCGGCGGGAGAAGACTACGCACCTCGGAAACGGGATAGGCGTCGAATCCTCGACTTTGCCCAACTCTGGTATGAGGTCCAGGGAGTATCCCTGAAAGATGGCAAGAACCGCTTTCGCAAGCTCGTCTACTTGGCCGAACTCATGGGCAACCCACTGCTATCGACCCTGACGCCGATGGATATCGTGCGTTTTCGTCAGCAACGCCTCGATGCTGGCATCTCTCCCAACACGACCAATCACGATCTCGCTCACCTTCGAGCCATGGTCAATGTTGCGATCCGCATGGATGACTACCGCGGCGAAAATCCATTTGCAGCAGTCAAGGCTATCCGTCTACCTGAAGCTGAACTGTCCTACCTCACCCACGATCAGATTGAGGCCCTGTTCGACGAATTGAAGCAATCGCGCAACGCTCATGTTTATCTGATCGCCACCCTATGCCTGACCACCGGCAGCCGTTGGAGTGAAGCCCAGACCCTCAGGTCTGAAAACGTCCAGCCAGGGCGAGTGACCTACGTTGCCACGAAGAACGGGCGCAATCGCACGGTACCCATCAGTCAGGATCTCTATCGTCAGCTCAAGGAGCACGGCCGCGGCATTGGTCGCCTCTTTCCCCAGGACGCATATCAAGCCTTCACCCAGGCTTTGAACCGTTCCGGTATCGAGTTGCCTAAGGGACAACGCACACACGTCCTGCGGCACACGTTTGCCAGCCACTTCATCATGAACGGTGGCGACCTGCTGACCCTGCAAAAGATCCTGGGCCATCAGACGATTGCGATTACAATGCGCTACGCCCACTTGTCGCCCGACCACCTCGCCGGCAGCTTGAAATTCGGGCCGAAAATTCCCGGTCGACACTTGGTTGACACCGACGGGAAATGGAACCCTGAAACGGGTAGAAAAGTGACGTAAGCTATTGATTTGATGGTGGGCCCAGTAGGACTTGAACCTACGACCAAGGGATTATGAG